CGACGTCCGCGACGCCGTCGGGCAGGAAGCTGGCCCGAGCCAAGACGTCGGTCCAGAGCTTGCGACGGGTGTCGAAGCGAAAGAGGAATGCATCGACGCCCTGCTCGGTCCCGACCGCGTAGGCAACAAGAGATGCGCCGGGATGGAGCTGTTCGGCGACCTCGAACAGCACACCCTCGTGAGGCAGGCGCAGCGGGCCGGCCATGATGGTCTGCGACAGCTGCTGGACCTCGTCCGAGTCAAAGCCGCTCTGGTCGGGAAAGAGGTAGACCGGTGCTGTGAGGACACCGGCTGCATCGACCGGACACCAGAAGCGGTTCGCGTAACGATGAATGTGGCGCTTCAGCGCGTAGGCCAGCGGCACGGGTGGGAATGGCGAAGGTGACCTCATGGGTTGGCCTCCCAGCAGCGGGCCGCGTAGGGACAGAAGCGGCAGAGATAGAAATCGGCGTGGGCCGCGATCCGCGGCGGCAATTCGCCGGCCTCAGCAGCGCGGATAATGTCGACTGCGCGATCGGACAGGCGCTGCGCCTCGGTTGCGTCGAAGGGCACCGCCTCGTGGTGCAGGGCGAGCGTGTCGCGGTTCAGCGCAGTGAGCAGCGCCACCTCGAGCTCGAGATAGGCCATGTAGAGCTGCACCTGGGCGAAGTAGATCGGCTTGGAGTGGCGCAGGCCGTGCTTGACCAGATCGTTCCACGACTTCTGGCCGAGGGCCTTGTGCTCCCACAGGGAAGGCCAGCGGATGCCGACATCGGGACCGGCGACGATGACGCCATCAGCATGACCACGCAGCTTTCCGCCCGCAGCGGCAAAGCCGAACTGCTCGCCATCGGCGCCGCGATCGCGCAGGTCGAAGCCGGCCCGGCGGAGCCATCGGATGGACAACGTCTCGAATCGGTGCCCGGCATCGAAGATGCGCAGGATGCCGCCGTCGAAGTCGCGGCCCGCATCCTTCGGCGTGTGGGCCACCTCGTAGACCAGCTTCCGGGCGCAGGGCTCGCCGATGCGGCTGCCGCCAAGATAGTCGCGGGGGCGCTGCCGCTGGTTGCGCGTGACCAGCGCGGCATCGACATGCGCGTTGATGCGGGCGGTGGTGTCGGCCACGCCGTGTGCGGCGCGTCCATAGACCAGGCCGGATTGGTGGTTGAGGTCCAAGATCACGGCCACCCCCTAGAATGGGATCGGGTCGTCGAGCGGGTCCCGCTCGGCGGCCTGGCGCTGCATCGATGCCTGGAAGCCGTCGACGCAGGCCTCGATGATGCGGTCGATCTCCGTGGCGCTGCGGTCGTGGAATGGCGCCATGAGGTTCAACTCCACCAGCACCTCGGCGAGCGGTCGGCGCGCGTCCTTCACCGCGCGCGCCTCCATGGGCGTCTTGTCGATCACGCCGCCGCTCCGCCGCGCCAGTGCACTGCCGGCGTCGCAGCAGCGCATCGAGCAGAAGGACAGCTTCGGATGGATGCCGAGACGAAGCTCGTGCACGTAGCCGAAGCCCTTCGCCTCACGTCGGCACAGCGCGCAGGTGAGGCGCCGGACCTGATCTGCGGGCGTACAGCCGGGAAGTGGCGCTGGCGCTGCCACCGCGGCACGCGGCGGCGCCGACCGCGCCCAGCGGCGACGAACCACCGGCGCATCACCCGTTCAACCAAGCCGGGCCGCCCATGGCCGGCGCCGGTGGAGGCGGTTCCGCGGTCTGGGGCGCCGCCGGGGCGGGGCTGGCGGCGGCGGGGCGCTCCCACATGCGGGGTGCGGCCGCAGGTGGCGTGGCGGCGCCCTGGGCGGCCCAGGCGGGCGGCGTGGCCGCCGTCGCGGCGGTGGGACGCGCCGGCCGGTTGCTGGGCTGCGCCGGGAACCCCTCGCCAGCCATGACCTTGGCGTATTCAGGCTCGCCCGGCAGCACAACGCGGTCCAGCCGATTGCTGTCGGCATACCGGGGATCGTTGGCGGGCTCGACGCGCACCTTGGCCGCGAAGGTGATGCCGTGCAGGTCGGACAGGCCGCGCAGCATGCGCTTGGCCTTCGCTGCCTCGCTCATATCCTGCGAGTCCAGCCCAAGCGCGCTGTCGATCATCGCCCGGAAGACCCCCTTCGAGATCTTCCAGCCGATCGACACACCCTGCTCGTCCACCTTCCCGCCGACGACGGTGAAGGTCTGCCAGAACTTGCGGCGGATGTGCGGGCCGGCGACGACGGTGAATTCGCAGTCCAGCATCTTCACGTCGCTGCCCGGCGTCTTCGTCGCCTTGAGCAGGCCGCGATCCGCTTCGCCTTGGCCATCCAGTCCGCCCTTGCGGAGGTGCATGGTGACCTTCACGAAGCTGCCGTCCGGGATGAGGTCGGAGCCGCGCGGCAGTTCGGCATCGTTCATGTCATAGGTCATGGCATCACCCCTGGTTGGTGCTGGTGGCGTTAATCTTGCGGAGCAGGGCGGCGAGGTCCGCAGGCTCGGTCTCGTCGAGACGGCCCGAGCGATCCTTCGCAGGCAGCCCGAAGCTGTTGCCGGCGCGGCAGACGAAGCGACGCTCGGTTCCGCGCTCCGGGTCGTATCGCCAGGCATCGCCTTCGCGGCTGAACAGCCCCATGGTGACGACCTGATCGACGATGCCGGGCAGTTCGCGCGCGGCCTTGCCGCCCTCCATCTGCGGCTGCCAGGTGACCTTCCCGAACTCGTCGGTCACCTTCTCCAAGATGCCGACCATGATCGTGGTCTTGCCTGGCGCGTGCTGCAGGTGCTTCAGCAGGCCGATGACCTCTCGCGCCATCAAGCCGTAGGCGCCGCGGGTGTCCGGCTTGCCGGTCTTCTCCGAGAAGGCCTCGGGCCGCGTCTTGGCCCAGGCCATCGCCTGCCGCGTGAGGTCGGTGATGCTGTCCAGGAACACGATGGATTTGCTGGCGATCAGCCGCACTAGGTCGGGATGTGCCGCAGCGAGATGCTGATAGTGCCCTTCTGAGAAGAACCCGGTCGGATCGGCCGCCGGGTTCACACCGCCGACGAGGCAGGCAAGGTCGATGGCGTCTTCGAAACAGCGCACCGGAATGCTATCGCCGCGCCAGTCCTGCACCGACTTGAGGCCGGCCTCGAGATCGATGCAGATGGCCTTCTCAGCAGGCATCGTTTTGACCTGCGTGGTCTTGCCCACGCCGCTGGCCCCGAACAGCGCCAGGGTGGTCTTGTTGACGGCGCTCGACAGGCGCTCGTCGGCCGTGACGATGCGGAGTGCCATCAGCGGCCTCCCCGCATCGGGATGACGCCGTCAGCATGCGGGCTGTCGCGCCGTGCGACGTCGGACATGATGGCGAGGCGATAGGTGGCGCGACCCGTGCGGACGGTTCGGGCTGGCTCGAAGGCCTGGCGGATGCGCTCCGGCCAGGCGGTGTAGGCCCGCTCCGAGACCTTGAAGCTGACCTCGACGTACTGGCCCGGATCCTCGCCGCCGGCGCGGATCTGCTCGGCAAGCGCGGCGAGCCGCGTCTGGTCCCATTCCACCTTCTTCGGGAGATCGACGGCGATCTCCACGGCGCCGTCCTGAAAGCGGACCGTGCCGGTGTCCTTGCCAGCGGTCGCACGGGCGCCGATGGCGCGCTGCTCGTAGCGGAGCGCGATCGCGCCCTCGATCCAGTCGAGCGCGCGCTTGGCGATGTCGAGGCGAGAGCGTGCCTCCTCCTGCAGCAGGGCCAGATGCTCAGCCGGCAGGTCGATCACCTGCCCGATCGGCAGCAGGCGCATGTCGTCGATCGTGGGGTGGTTGCGGCGGGAGGCTTCCATCATGCCACCTCCCTGCCGAGCAGGTCGGCCAGCGCGTAGCCGGCGGCGCTGCGGGCACTCAGCGGCCGCGGCCGGACGATCAACAGATAGGCGCAGCGACCTTCAGCGATCCGGCGCTGCACGAGGTGCCCAAGGCCAGTCTCCGCCATCGCCCAGACGCGGCGTGCGACGGCGTCGAGATCAGCGCGGCGTTCGGCCGGCAGGTCAGAGGCGATCCTGTCGCGATCACGGGCGAGCAGGCCGATGTGGTAGACGATGGCATCGCCGGGCGACGCATCGGCGTAGCGATCGCACAGGCCGTTCTCGGTCAGCACGACGTCGAGCAGATCCTCCAAGTTCAGCAGGATCTCGGTCGACAGCATCTCTGGGGGTGTGAAGCGCACCGGTCGGCTCTCCCTCTCACGCAAGGTCGTCATCTGGTTTCATACGGATCAGCGAGAATCCGTTCTCACGGCCTCGACGCGGTGAAGGCAGAGGGATGCGCGCCCGCGGAACGGAGCCAGCAGCGGAGATCGGCAAGAGCGCGATAGAAGGTCGCCGACGACACGCCGCTCGCGTCGCGCGCATCGACGACGTCGCGATGCGCGACGATCAGGTCGAGCAGCGTCCGCGATGCACCCGGCATCTCGATGGCGGCGCTGCGCAGCGCGATCGGCAGGTCGGGATCGAGCCAGGCCGCGGGGAGCGTGCTGGCGATGCATTTGCAGTCGTTGGCGTCGAGCGGAACGGTGTCGATCGGCACCGGCGCCCGCGCACGGTCGATGACCACGTGCTGGGCGAGCAGAGCGACGAAGGTCGACCAGGAAGCCCGCCGCGCATCGTAGCGGTCGGCCGCCTCGACAATGGCGAGCAGGATGTCCTGGGTCAGGTCCTCCCGATCGGCCCGACTCAGACGCCGGTGCCGCGCGAAGCGGCGGGCATGGTGACGGGCGGACGCCAGCGCCACCCGGATGCGATCATTGTCCCACTTCTGGGGATTCTCTGCCTGTGGAGGCTGTTGCTCGGGCACGGTGCGGATCCTTGGCTGAGGCGGCTGCGAGAACCTCAAGCCAGCACGGCGCTCCCCGGGGCGACGAGGGCGGAAAGGTGCCGAATGGCGCGGAATTCCCTTCGGTCGATTTCCGCACCTTCGTCTTTTCAATATCTTAGAGGTTCATCAACGGCTCATGGCGCTCGCGAGGTGCCGAATTCCGATTTGCGCACCACCCCCAGCGCGGAACGCTAGACGTCACCCGTGTGGAGAACATAGAGTGAACACATGCGTTGCCGAAACGCGGCTTCCCAAGGACCACACTCCTATGACACTGACCATCGACTATGCCTGCCAACCGGGGAGTGAAGCGCCGCGCCCGCTCGCCGTGGCCGCCATCCGGGCGGTCGCCGGGCAGGTGCGCCAGCAGATCCCGCGCGATCCAAGCGAGCTGGCGCTATCTCTCGCCGCGTTGCTGGATGCCAGTCGAGACGTGGCAGTGAACGGGCGCCGGCTGCTGGTGTCCTGGGATATCACGGGCGCGCTGCAGGACGAGATGGGCCGGCCGGTGCTTGGCCTGTGCGACACCGATCCCGACGAGCCGGGTTGGGCCTTTCTGGCAGTGAACGGGCCGATGACCGCCCATCGGCCCGATCTGGCGCTTAGCACCGCCACGCATGAGCTTGGACATTTGCTGTTCGACGTGCCAGCCGCCCTGGATAGCGGTCCGCGGCGCTATCGCGCCGTCGCCAGCTCGCCGCAGGCGCTCGACCGCGTGGGCCGCGGTGCTGAGGGTCGGGCGAACGAATTCATGGGGGCGCTGTTGGCGCCACCGGTGCCGCTGCACACGCGGCTGCTGGCCTATGCCCGTGGCGAGGGGCTGCGGTTGGCACGCGGACCACATCAGGGCCGGCCGGGCAGCCCAATCCTTGCCTCCGGCAACGCACCCGACGGAGTCGCCGGCGTCATGGCGGCCCTCGCCGGGGATTTCGGCGTGTCGGAACGGTTCATCGCCGTGCGCCTCGCGCGCTACGGCCTTATCCAGGGAGAGGCATAATGGCGTTTGGGGCAGCGGTTCGCGCCCGGCGCACGGAGTTGCGCATCGGGCTCAATGACATGGCGGAGCGAATGGGCATCTCGCCCGGCTACTGGTCGCGCGTCGAACGGGAGATCGAGAAGCCACCCAGCGACGAACTCGTGCAGCGCGCCGCGGCGATCCTTGGCATCCAGCTCGACGACCTGTTCGTGGAGGCGCAGCGCCTGCCGCCCGATATGCGACGGGACATTGGCAAGGTGGTGCTCGCCTATCGGCGGATGCGCCCTTTCGCCGCTGGTTGAGGAATCTGACATGGCGACGCGCCCCAAACACAAACGCTTCTTCGGCATCGACGACGTCGGCGCTCATTTCGGTCTGTCGCTCGTCGACATGGGGGTCATGGCGGCGGAGGGGCAACTGCGGCTCAGTGTCCCGGTTGCCGGCCTGCGCGTGGAAATCGGCGACTGGGAGGAGGACGGTGATGGCCATGGGTTCAGGATCCCGGCCGGCTTTCGCATGCTGAATGGCCTGGTCGATCTCTACCCCGTCGACGGCTGGACCATCTTGCGCAACGGCACCGGTGTCGTGCACGCACTCCCGACAGAAGGTGCTGGGTATATGAGCATCGAAACCGGCAATCCGGATCAGGACGGCTTGGTGGTAACGCGCGACGAGCTTGGGGTGCGTCGTGAAGAATGGCGTCGCCTCGAAGCGCAGGACGGTGATCACGAGGCGGATGCGCCTGCCCGTTCTCGCCGTGGGGTGCAGCCGACTCATGATTGGGATGCCGCAAGGCTGGAAGCGTGCCGGCTATTCTATTTCGAAGGGGTGCCGGAATCCCAGGCAGCCCTGATCCGCCACATGCAGGCCTGGTTCGCGTCCAAGGGGCTCAAGGTGCCCGATGACAGCACCTTGAAGCGCCGGCTTCGCGATGTGTGGGCGATGTTCGGACCGGAAGCGAAGAAGCGCGCTGCCTGATCATCACGTGCTGCGCGATGCCGTGAGAACCACGCCGCGCAGATCCGTAGATAAGGGGCAGGACGATTGTGGATCGCCATGCCCCTGCCGCCTGCCAACCAGCACCTCCCACCCCATCTCCGTGAGGTCTGCGACCTTCTCGCCCGCGGGATCCTGCGGCTGCGCAGCCGCGTTGCCGAGGATCTCGACCGTGATGCCGCGCAGGTCGAGACCCGCGGAGACATTCGCCTACACTCCACTGCCCGGCACCGCCCTCATGCGAACCTCAGGAGAAAGGGAGTCGCATGACCAGACGATCGACCGCGAAGGCGAGGCAGCACGATGCTGCGCCGCCGGCGCCCACCATCCCGAAGATCCCGCCGGCGCAGGTGCTGCCGCGGCTGGCCGCCCTGAAGACTGCTCCGATCGCGCAGCTGAAGCAGCAGTGGCGAGATCTGTTCGGGAAGGAGCCACCACTGTTCAGCCGCAGCTATATCACCAGCCGGCTCGCCTACCGGGTCCAGGAACTGGCCTATGGCGGGCTGAAGCCGGAGACGCGGGCACGGCTCGAGGCGTTGGGCGAGCAGCTGGACGGCGGCAACATCGTGCTGCGCCGCATCCGCGCCGACAGCCGCCCGCTGCCTGGCACGCGGCTGATCCGCGAGCATGACGGTGTGCAGCATGTCGTCACCGTCCGTCCCGATGACTTCGAGTATGAGGGGCGGCCCTATCGATCCCTCTCCGCCATCGCGCGGCACATCACCGGCACGCGCTGGAATGGCTGGGCGTTCTTCGGGCTGCGTCAGCCAGGAGGCGGCGCATGAGGGGCCGGAAGCCCGCCGGGGACGTGATGCCGGCGACCACGAAGAAGCTGCGCTGCGCCGTGTACACGCGGAAGTCCACTGACGAGGGGCTCGACAAGGAGTTCAACACCCTCGATGCGCAGCGCGAGGCCTGCGAGGCGTATGTCGCCAGCCAGCGCGCCGAGGGGTGGACTCTGTTGCGGGACCGCTATGACGATGGCGGCTTCTCCGGCGGCACGCTGGAACGCCCTGCGCTGAAGCGGCTACTCGCCGACATCGAGCAGGACCTCGTCGACGTCATCGTGGTCTACAAGATCGACCGCCTATCCCGCTCGCTGATGGACTTCGCCAAGCTCGTCGAGACGATGGAGGCGCATGGCGTCACCTTTGTCTCGGTGACGCAGTCCTTCAACACCACCACCAGCATGGGGCGACTGACGCTCAACATCCTGCTCTCCTTTGCGCAGTTCGAGCGCGAGGTCATCGGGGAGCGGATCCGGGACAAGGTTGCGGCGTCGAAGGCCCGCGGCATGTGGATGGGCGGCAAGGTGCCGCTTGGCTACGACGTTACCAACCGGAAGCTGGTGGTCAACGAGCCGGAGGCCGCGCGCGTGCGCCGCGTGTTCGAGTTGTTCGTGGAGACCGGGTCGGGCGTGGAGACGGTGCATCGCCTGCAGGCGGAGGGTGTCACCAGCAAGTCCGGGAAGCTGCTGTACAAGGGCGACGTCTACAAGGCGCTGAACCTGCGGACCTATATCGGCGAGGTCACGCACAAGGCGAACGTCTATCGCGGCGAGCACGAGGCCATCGTGCCGCGGGAATTGTGGGACCGGGCGCATGCGATCCTGCAGGTCAGCCCGCGCACGCGCGCTGCACAGAACCGGCAGCACACACCGGCGCTGCTGAAGGGGCTGATCTTTGGGATCGATGGTCGCGCCATGTCGCCGACGCACGCGGTGAAGAATGGCCGACGTTATTGCTACTACGTCGCGCAGCGCGTGCTGAAGGGCGATGCCGCCGGCGACCACACCATCGTCCGGCGCGTGTCAGCCGCGCAGATCGAGGGGGCAGTGGTCAGCCAGGTTCGCGCCCTGCTTCGGCAGTCGGAGATCGTGGTCGGCACCTGGCTCGCGGCGCGGCGGGAGGCATCTGATCTGACGGAGCACGAGGTCCGCGACGCCCTGCATCGGCTCGACCCGCTGTGGGAGGAACTGTTTCCGGCTGAGCAGGCGCGGATCGTCCGGGCCCTGGTGGAGCGGGTGGTGGTCCGGCCCACCGGCGCCGACATCCGGCTCCGGGTTGAGGGGCTGGCCGGCTTGGTCCGGGACCTTGGCACGATCGCACCGGAAGCCCTGAGAGCCGCCGCGTGACGTCCGCCACCAGCATCACGGTTCGGGTGTCGCTGAAGATTCGGAGGAGACCGGGACGGAAGACGGTGGTTGTGCCAGTGGAAGAGGAGAGCGGTAGTGCTACGGTTCCGACGCGCGCGGACCCGGCGCTCGTGAAGGCGTTAGCGCGGGCGTTCCGGTACCAGAAGCTCCTCGACGAGGGGCGGTATGCCTCGATCAGCGAGATGGCCGCCGCGGAGAGGATCGAGCGAGGGTACCTCGGCTCGCTGCTGCGGCTGACTCTGCTCGCACCTGCGCTGGTGGAGGAGCTGTTGGATGGAAGGGCAGAGTTCATTCCGGCACTTCCTGAGTTGCTTCAGCCATTTCCCGAGGTCTGGGAAGCCCAGCGTGAGCTTTACGCGTCACGTTGACGCAGGCGCCTCGCTCGTCAGCTGTGCGCCCATTGTGCCCGCGCCGGGTTCGCAACGCTCATTTCGAAAGCTGCCGTTCGTTCAGGCAGGACGGAAGCGGTTGCTGAGGTGGATCCCATTCAAGGGGGGAAGGCCACCCATTGGCGTCACTCATCTGGAGCCCAATCTACAAAGGGCGTCCATCCGGGCGGCTTATGGATTTCGTCGAGTGGCCAGGAGGTCAATGGTCGCGTTCATGGAAGCCAGGATTGGTCCCTTCGATGGGGGCTGGAAGGGTAACAAGATCGACTGGGACCGCGCGTACGTCGTGGGAGGCCCAAGGCGCATTGAACGCTCCGAGGGCGAGGACTGAGGAGGTTCAGTCGCGCGGCTCGCCAGGCGCCGGAAAGGGCGTTGCGAGATTGGCCTCTACTCGGGCGGTCACCCCGTCCAGTTCTGCCTGCATCTCGCTATCCCGATATAGGACCGGGCCGAACGAAAACGCGTAGCGCGCGTCCGTCAGCCGAAGTCGGTTGACGGACTCGATGACGAGATCACCGGCTTCGAGCGGTCGGCCGAACAGCGCGACGTTCAAGGCCTCAGTCTGTTGCTTGGCCTGGGCATAGTAGCTCGTGTACCGAATTCCATCGAGGCCAGCGGCCCTTGCTGCGCGGGCAACCGTCCGGGCGTGGTCGAGCCATCGCTCGTGTCGGCTGAGAGAAAGAAAACGGGCAAAGATGTTTGGGTCCTCGAACGGTGTAACTCTAACGAGTGCAAATTCGGCGGTGAGATCGAGTAGCACCAGCGGGCGGGCCGCCGAGAGCGTGGCAACTACAATCTCATCAGTGATCAGTACCCGACACTCATGGCAGCAGAGTTCAATATCGTCGGACGCGTAGAGAACCGATGTGCCCCCGTCATCCCACCGTCCCGCCGATCGCTCAATGTGCGAGGGAGGCGGATCGAACGCGGCGGGGGTCGCGATCGTCTCATCAAGTTTGGGATTCTTGCGGATGCGAAAAAGGCGGGTGCCGACGGGAAGCTCGACCCGCGGTGCGCCGGCGACGAAGCCGCATGCAGCCGCCTCCCGCCCGTCGCCGCCTTCATCGAACGCGCACTTTAGATCGACTTCCCCCACGCGCCACAGTGGCGGGCCATAATCGAAGATCACCTCACCGGTAAGCGCGCAGGCTAACCGCGCATCGGCATCAAGCGTAGAGTCAAACCGGGCTGGATCGGGGTTGCTGCTATTCACCTGGTAGACTGGCGCCATCGTTTCAGCGACAAACGACCCTCGCACGAAGAAGACTTGAATCGCCTCTGCGAGCTTCTCCGTGTCAATCAATGGGCCGACCTGTGCGCATCGGGGACATGCTGCGTCGGGCAGATCGGCGCGCTTAGCAATCACCTGCCGAAAACCCCAATTCGCGAAGCACTGAGGGCAGGCGATCGCCATGGTCATCAATTCCTCATGCCGTCAGGCCGTTGAGTATTCAAAAACTTGTGCGGCCTTCACTCATTGCGCTCCGCCTAATGCCCTAGGTCATGTCAGACCCGATAGGGAATAGTTGAGCGCCAGACCTCGGCGCCGTGGCTTTCGAAGAACGCCCTGTTCGCATCGGCGATGTCCGACGGCATCGTGGGGCCAAAACCGACGCTGACGATCGCGCTTGACCCGTCGTCGCGCGTCAGAGGCAGGGCGACGTATCGTGTCGGGCCGAAAGCGCCATCGCGGACCGCAACAGTAAGCATGGGCGTCTTAGCGCCGTCAGTCCGGTTGCCGCCGACGTCCAGGAAGCTGTCGCCATCGCGCACTAGCATCCGTGAAATACGCACCTCCCGTTCGTCGGCGAAGCTTGGGTGCTTTATAGTGAATAGGTCGGCCGCCGTGCGCCGAGCGAATTCGAAAAGCCTCTCAGCGTCGCCCGGAGCTTCCTCCCACTGATTCTGCACCACGCTGAGGGCGACCTTTAACATCCGGTCGACCATCGCCTCCTCGTAGACGATGGTCCGGATCGCGACGCCCGCCCAGTGTTCCAGATACCGGGCGTCCAGTCCCAGTACGCAGCCCTTGCCGTTATCGGCGTAGCTTCGCCATTGTCCGAGATCGTCACGGCGTGCGGTCAACGAGCCGATCATCAGTCCCGTGTTTGCAGAAAATGCTTCAATCGCAGCCACGACGGCGACCCGTGAGCCAAGGTCCATATAGACTTCGCGGTTGCGCATCAGGTCGAGCAGTCTTTCGCGCGCATAGGTGAACTCAGAGGCGTCGTTCATCGCCGTGTGTTCGGACAATCTGAACGACCGGTTCTCGACAATCGCCCTAGCTGCCTCGAGCGAGGTATAATGATAGAGAACAGTATGCTCACCGGAAGTGAAGATCCAAGGTGCAGACATGCCGAATGCCATCCATCATACAAAGACAAGTGGAAATTAATGCCCCAATCTTGAGGCGAGAGGCGCAGCATGTAGTCTGCATCCTCGCAGGGCATTTATTGAATGACAACTATTGGCCGCCGCTCGCTTCAAAGCAGACAGGCATCTATGGCCAACATCCAACGCGGCAGGGCGGTGCGCCCTGCCTACCCGCACTCGGAGCAGGTCATGAGGCCGCGTTTCTCCCTTTCTGGCTCGATCGCGTAGCCGCAGCGCATGCAGTTCGCGAGGTCGTCATCGGCGTCGAAGGGGTCGGCGATGCGCCTGGCTGATGCACCTGCGATTGTTTTTCGCGGCTGACCTGAGCCTCGGCGTGAAACAGCGATCTGCTCCTCGGCAAGGGCAGCGGGTACCTCTGCTGCCGCTGGCTCCCGGACAGCATGCTTGCGAGGCCGTCCTCGGCCGCGGGCAGGCGCAACCACAGTCGCCACCGGTTGGGGAGGCTTGACTACTACTGCCACTGGCAGCTCCCAGGCCGGCATAACGTGCGCGGTGGGCGTCACCGCCTCGACATTGGTGGGCTCTGTGGGAATGGGCGCGACGACCGGCCGCTTTGCCGGAAAGCCGCCGTCCCAGGATGCTGCACGAACGTGCGCCGTGACCCGCTGTGGTCGTTCCCTCATCGCGCCACCTGATCGAATGTGCACGACCTCGACAACCCTGCTGCCGCCGGCTCCGCTGCGTCGTGGAATGCTCAGCGTTTCGCGCCGGTCCGCCGGTTCCGGCCTGTCGTCTTTGAAGCGGGCGAAGACGCGATCCTTGTCGTCCATGGACGTCCAGTTTGGGGAGGTGAGGCGGCACTTCGGCGCCGCAGAGAACCTTGGTGGTCGATTAACGATTCGCGGCAATGAAAGATTGCTGGGCCAATCGCAATACTGAATTTTGGCGGCGACTCCCGAAGAGTATCGTGGAAATTCAAACGCCTAAGCTTGAGGGTAAAATCGCCCTACCCTCAAGGTTCGGAGACTCTCCGCTCTCTCCGGCCGAAATTCGGCGCTGGTTGCGCCATCGAACCATCAAGGTCCACGCGCAAACCCCGGCCAAACCTGCGACTCAGCGCGGTGCCGTGACCAGGAGAGACAGGTTGTGTGAAAGAAGATTGGAGCAGCGGTGGGAACCGGAATCCAACCTTCTCTGGGGCGTAGACGCGGCCGCGGGGGGGGGCGGAACTGAGCTGTTCCGACGGCGCCCGGGGGATCGATGCGGAATGGAGACTATGCCGAAGGAGTACCCAGCGTGCCACGTCCTGTCCGGATACCTTGAGGCTTGGCGCGTCGGATCCCGCGAGCGGTGCCGCGCGTGACGGCCGGCCTATTCCTGCCAAAACTACGCGTTCGGTGTCGGATGGCGCTCCGGCGGATAATGGAATTCCAAGTAGAAGCGGACCGCGCCGAGTGGCTCTACGCGGTGCTTCACGTCCGGCTCGATTTCGCCCGGCCGGCCCGGTTCCAGGACGGTCTCCGAGGCGGGGCTGATCGTGCAGTAGCGCAGCCTGCCCTCCAGCACATGGATGACCGCCCAGGTGTCATGCGTGGTTTCATGCGCCTGCCGCAGCGCAGGCGGAATGGTGTCCTGCGTGAACTCGGGACTGCGTCGGGTAGCGACGTGTCCTTCAGGAATCGGCATTGCTGGCTCCGTCTGCGTGTCTGTGTCGGCCTGCACCGCGCCCGGATACTCTGACATTCTGGCACACCAAGCAGTGCGGCTGTCGATCATATCGACCGGGGCGCTGCTGGAGTGCCGCGTGTCGCTCGGCGGGACCCGAGCGACACGCTCACGATGGCACTCAGAGCGGACACACGCCCGATGCGCAGGCCAGGTGCGCCATGTCCACCGCCTCGTGCAGCGCCGCATCCTCGATACCGTCGACGATCGCCGCGAAGCGCGCGGCATGCACCTCCTCCTCCGGCAGGTATTCGTAGCCGAGTTCCTTGTCCGGGCGGCTCGGCAGGATAGCGCAGCAGCGGATCTCCGGCTGGTGGCGCAGCACCAGGTCGCGGAACGCATCGAGGTCGTGCCGGTCGGTGAAGATCTTCAGCGTGTAGCTCACCTGGTTGCCGCGCGTCGCACCGATCCAGTGGCGTTCCAGCAGGCCAAGCCAGCGGTACTGCTGCGCCGGGGTCGCCTGCGGCGCTGTCACCAGGCGATCGCCGATGCCAAGGCGCTG